AATATTAGTTTTGCAGTCGAACCCAGCAGGTGTTCCGGTGGTCGTCGTATATAGCAGAATTCCGTATGCTCTCTTTGCAATAACAACATTATCACATACGTTGTTTCCTATCGGCTGCTTACCAACGAGGTAGTAATCGTGTATCGCAATTCCATTGGCGGCGTTTGCGCCAAGGCATAAATTGTTTGATACAATATTATATGTGCACGCCCCCATCAAAAAAATATTTGATGCATCATCGTTTGTTGTTCCAGTTGTAAACCAGTCCCCGAAATAATTTCCAGTAATGGTATTGTTGGATGAGTCCAGCCCAAAAATACCATGATTGTAAATATTGAATATAAAGCAATCTCTAATCTTGCATTGAGAAGAGCCGGACATGTAAATGGCTGCTTTTCCATTCACACCGCCCAGCGTCCCAGTTAGCGTCTTGCATGATAGTTTAAGCCCCCTTACCTCAACGCCAGTCAGGCCAGTAAGATCAATGCCAGTTGTATCCCCGTCCTTGATGATAATTTGTGCCTTTCTAGTAAGCCCATATATTATGGAATTATTCTGTGGAGTTACTGACCCTGAAATATAAAAGTCATCATCAGGAATAAATACTGATGTGTTAGAATTAAGCGCATTTTGTAGCGCTGTCCTCATATCAGTTGTGCCGGGAGTTGTGTTAGTCCCATAGCGCAACAAGTGTCCGGGAGGATAATACAAATTAACCGGCGTTACGCTCGCAGCAAGTTCGGCGGCGGTTTGGGGGTATTTAATAACCGTATTAGTTAATGTCCCCGTGCCTACAACCTGTGAGCCTTGGATTTGTAATAACCCAGATGTGCCATTAAGGAACGCAAGCGTTACTGCATCTTGCGGCAAAGTAGGATCAGCAAGGTTTTTAATCTTGTGAGTATTCCAATCTATGTCAGCAATTGGCTTGCCTTGACCGTCTCTGGTGATGCAGTTAGAAAGAGCTGTCGCAAAGCCGTTATGCTCTGTATCAAATCGAGACGCAGTAATAGGCACGCCATTCGCGGCGTCTTGTGTCCAGTTGTAGTAACGGACATAATTTCCATTTCCATCAAAGCCGCCGCTCATGGAATCTTCTCCACTATCATGTATGACCCTTTGCGAACATTGGTATTATTTGCATTAGAGGTTTGCTGCGACCATTGGAATGAAATTGTTCCAGATGTACTAATTGTCATCTGTCCATTTATTAAAACCCAATCTGTGTTAATGGCTGAGCCTGAACCATTTATGTTTGAAAATGAAAATGAAGATGTAGAGGGCGTTATTCCATAAGAATTAGAGACAGAGTTAACAATGCCATTAGCCACAAAAGAAGAATCTGTTATGGTCGCACTAGAATTAACAATCCATTTCAATCCAGTAACCGCCCCAGCGCCCGTATCTGCATAAAACATAATCAAACCACTTACTTTATATGTCCCCGCGATTAGCGTCGGAGTAATTAGATCAGGGTCATTTGCTAAAATAATAGTTGTGTTTCTGGATGTAGTCGAAGCCTTTACAGATTTATAGGACAACGCATTATAACGAGCATCACCAGAACGCTGGTTTAAAGCGTCCTGCGGGTCTACTGCATCAGAAAGGCTTGTTAACTTGTGATTGTTCCAGCTGATATTTGCAGAAGGAACGCCCTGACCATCACGGGTAATGCAATTCGTTAAAGCGGTTGCAAAACCGTTATCTTCAGTATCCATGCGTGACGCCATAATAGGGATCGCATTGGATGCATCAGCAGTCCAGTTGTAGTATCTTACATATGTGCCGGAACCGTTAAAGCCGCCCATTATTGAGCACCTAATGCTTGAGTTAGTTTTCTACGTTGCTCAGGGGTTAATTGAGACGCTTGTGTCGTTAGATATTGCAAGGTTCTTGTATCGCTTAACGGGACGGTTGGAGATGATAGATAATCAATAGCCTTTGCTCCTGGTTTGCTGAAATAAGCGCGGCTGCCAATAAATCCGGGGATTGCCAAAGCTAAATCGCTCATTGACATAGAGCGTGTTGCGGTACCGGAATTGCCAACAATAGGTTTAAATGCCTGTGCAAACTTGGTTGCGTCATAGGCATCAGAATTCTTGCGGCCTAAAAGAAATCCGTTTTGATCTGACTTTTGCAATGCATTAGCAATGGTTGCGCCATTCACGTTCCCTGTATTGGGGTTAACATTGTTAACTCTTGACGTAAGCTGTTTAAAAGCCCTCCATTGCTGGCGGGTAGCTTCATAGGCTTTTTTGTCTGCGGGAGAAAGACTCGCGCCAAGCATGTCGTCAACATGGTCTTTTACTTCATACAAAGCCTGTCCGTAATCTCGATCACCTTGCGGTGTAGACATTTGTTTATAGGCGGCTTTGCCAAGCTTGCTGCTAAGCTTCCCTAGTTGCTCGCCATTAATCGCGCCTTTTTGGGCCAGTTCTTCCACTTGCTTGACAAGCGGATTCTCTCTAATGCTTCCCGGATATAATCCTTGAAGGTCAGAATCGATTTGTGTTAACGCGGCATCAGTTTTCGTAGGATCAATAATTACGTTTGTGTTCTTGCTTCTAAAGCGTTCAAAATTGTTCCCCAGCCTCTCAACGGCATTATCTAGAACGGTTGAATCTAATGATTTGCCTGTCTCTCCAATTGCTTTGGCCCATGCCGAATTAAGCGCCTCTTGGTTCCCTTTCTTTATTTGAGAGATAGGTCCAGAGGTATAAGGCTGTGATTCAAGCTTGGCCTCTAATTGCTGAAGAGCTTCACTCCCTGTTTTCTGTCCTGGGGTGAGCTTCATTCCCAGCTTTTCGCCTTGAGAGGCTGCATTTTCTTGAGCTGGCGTAAGGCCAGAATCGCCAATTAAAGACTGGCCTATTTTCTTGGAAATACTAGAAACCGCACTCGGCGCGGCTTGCGTCAACAATGATGCAAGTATCGGCGCTGAGTTCTCGAATTGAGTACCCCGTGTCGCTTCTGCGGTTTTTTGTGCTGCGAGTGCTGGTAATACGTTTTGCGTAACAGCAGTGGCGGCCTGCCCCATTGTGGAAGGCTGAGCCATTAATGCCGATGGCAATGCAGAGCCAGCAACGTGCAAATAACGATTAGCGGTATCTTCAGGATGAATTGCGCGAGTATCTGTAATTGCGCTTTTGTTCATCACATTACGAAGATACTCACTAGAAAGTGCATATTTTGAACGGTCAGCAGGATCGAATATTTCCGATGGGGCTTTGCCAGTAATCGCACCTTGAACTGTCCCAACTCCGGCCTTTACCAAGTCCCAAACATTTAATGCGGTATCAACAGGAAGGCCGAGCAGACCAGCAATGCCAGCATTCGCGCCTGTTCCAACATTGGCAACTCGATCTGTTGCAGTTGCTTTGTAAGCAGGAGCGGCCTTTACCTCAGGTGCTTTCTGCCAATCTGGCACCACTGGGGCGTCTTGCCATCCCATTATGGCTTTTTCCTATGAACGCCATCAGGGCCGATAAATTCAGCCCCAGATGGAAGTTTACTATAGTCATCATCCGAATTGATTTTGACTGGACCTTTACCAGTATTTGAATTACCTGTCCCTTCCTTTGTGTTCAGGTAAGGCTTGGAATCCTCACTCAATAGGCGCTCAAAATCCTTCCGCCCTGTCGATTGTTCGTACTGGCGTTTCAACCCGCCTAACTGACCGCCCATTAACTTTTGGGCTGTTTCGATTGCGCCTTTGAGCTGAGCCGGAGAGCTAGCTTTATCAATACCAGCAAGAGCCTTTTCACGATCAGCCACACCACCGCCAGCACCAGATACAGCCTTGACGATTTCCCCCTTGATGACTTCTTTAGCCGTATCAAGGTTCGTCGGTGCTTCAGAACCGGTTTCTTCTGCCCATTTGTTTGCAATGCGGTTTAATATCCTAGTGTCAGTATTTCCAAGCGCATCGGCTAATTCTTGAGCTGTATGCAAGTGGGAAATACCGACGTTAAACGATCTAACTTGATCGCCTTGCTTGCCAGAGGAAAAGCTCTTGTAAGCAGAAACCCTAGAGCCGTACTCTTCTGCCTGATAGTCAGGGTTATTCTTGAGCACTTTTGCGAGCAATGCCTGTCCTTGCGGCGTTTGCATTCTCATTGGCGATGGAGGCGCAATCTGATAATTAGCAATCATTTTTGCTACGTCATCGCCATTGCCCTGATCGCCTAAATCGCTATACATATTCGGTGCGCGAGTCGTAATTAGCTCTTTGCGCTTGTTGTAGTCGCTGATACTAATACGGCCTTTCTCAAGGTCAGCGTTGAGCTTGGCTACTTCATCCATAGGTCCAGCGGTTTTAATATCCAATTCTCTTTGTTTGACTTGTTCGTCAGTCAACGCCTGTCCATTAAAGTCTTGAGCTTTCCCGGTTCGAGGATTAAAGATATACCCGCCATTTTGTGAATGTTGATAATCAACAGGCGCAAACTGTTTCTTGGCCTGATCAATGTAAGCGTCTACTACTTCCTTCGGAACGCCAGCAGCTAATGCTGCATTGGCCTTTGCAAGGGCTGCTTTCATACCATCTTCAGGCTGTGCAGCTGGTTGAGGAGCTACAGATTGCTGAGGCGCAGTACTAGGCTGCACAGACGGCTGATCCTGTCCTAATAGTCCTTTAAGTGCGTCCTGCTGTCTCTGTCGTGACTGCTGGGAGATATTGCCAATTTGCTGATTAATGGCATTTTGCTGTTTGCCCGCAACATATCCTGCAAGGGCTTGCACAAGCGGCGTAATGAACGACTGACTGGGAACGATAGCGCCAGCATTCTGCATAGGCGCAGGGTTTAATGCTTGCTGCCTCAATGCATCAACTAACTGTTGCTTTTTCTCAATTTCATAGGCATTGCCGCCGTCAATATTCGGATTAAGCACATATTGGAATGGGTTTAAAGTAGCCATTACTTCACTTTCCCATAATCAACATACTTGTAGCCTGTCCAGTGAGTATGAACAGCATCTGGATTGATCTGCTCAAGCTCTTGCGCCATGACGCCAATCTGAGGATTATTGTCGCCTTTGTAGTTCCATAGATGCACTGGAACGCCTTCTTGCGTCTCGCCAATAACCCCATAATCGTCTTTAAGACGACTATCACTAAATGCCATCAATGCAGTCCCAAGCAAAGAACCAACAGTGGAAGTGGTTTGATTGTTAGACGCATTGGCGGCATTGGCGGCGTTTAGATTTTGACTATAATTGTTTGCAAAAGCGCCCTGCACATCAGCGGGTTGCGTTTGCTGAACATTCGCACCAGAAAACTGCGGGACAGTTCCCTGTGATCCGCTCATTAATGCGTTGTAGTAATTCAACGGCTGGTTCTGTAAAGCAATTCCCTGTTGAATCTGCTGGCCCGTTTGTCCCGTTGCTCCGGTGATCGCATTCATCTGTGCGTTGGAATAAGCTTTTTGCTTCTCCTCACTAAACTGATCATGGGCATTTTTATATGCCTCACTGCCGGGAGTAATACCTTGTGCAGCAAGCTTGGCATCTAATCCTGATTCTTGACGCGAGAATTGAGGGTCTAGATATTGCGCCTGACTCTTATATAGATTGTCCTGATTAGCTTGTAAATTACCTTGATAATCAGTATTGATAGGTTGATAGGCCGATCTCGCAGAGTCCAAAGCATTACCAGCAAAGGCAGAGGAATTTAACTGATTTGTCGTGTTCGAGTTATATAAGGCTTGCTGTTCTGGAGAAAGCGTAGTCTGCTCTGTATAGATTGGCGCACCAGTAGTAGGATCGTTACCTTGATTCGTATAAGTATGGCTTCCTGTTGGGGTATAGGAGTTCGTGCGGGTTAATGCCGCGTTATAGGCAGCGGTATTTTGATTCGCTGCTGTAGCTGCGCCTGCGACCTGATAGGGGTCTTGTGGTGCAACTGTAGTATTCTTACCGCCCATGCTTTAACTCCAAGAAACGACATTCTTCACGCAACATTCCATACAGGATTACATCGTCGTCCGGCAACATGTGCCTTAAATAACCCTCGCGCTTAAAACCTAGATGCTCGTCTAGTCTCTGAGCTTCTAGGTTCTTACTGGCAACATAGCCAGTCAAACGTCGAAACTTCAATTGATTAAACGGATAATCGAAAGCAGCGAACAATAAGTCTTTCGTTAGCCAGCGCCTACCGGGTGATCCGGCGATGTGAATAGCGCAGCCTGCTTCGTGAAAGTCATTATATATTACAACCGCTAAAATCTGTACCTCATCAATTAACCCTATCGCCGTATAATTTCCCCAGTGGTCACAATACGGAATACGATCCTTCGCCCATTGTCCTAAAATATCCTGATGATCAGTGGTTACCCACCTCATACTCTAAATCGTGGTCCCACTGGCATTCCTTGGCCGGTTGTTTGTTTCGCCGGACCTTGCAATGCTTTGGCAATAATAGAGCTCCAATCAGGCCCACTGCCTTGCATACCAAAGTTAGGCGTTCCGCCTTGTGGATTGAAATAACCTTGAGGCTGTTGCAATCCATTTGTTGATACGCCATTCGTCGGCACGCCAAGAGAGCTATTCAGTGGCTGTAATTGTCCATTGCCCATATTGAAAATTGACCCGGGAGCATTAGGGTTACCAGCAGTCAGCACAGTAGGCTTGCCTGTTAATGGATCGGACGACCCTTTAACGCCCGTAGTTTGTTCACGCTGAATTCCGCCTGGGTCAAGTGTGTTATGGATATTAATCGCCTTATTTTGCTGCTGAGCTTCTAGCTGTCCAATCTTTCCACCGGCATTGGGGTTTCTTTGTGCAACGCCCACGCGAGTAATAGACCCAGCAGGGTCCCATAATCCACCAGCGTTAACCCATCTTTTAACGTCGCCCATTAGACTGGCCCTCCCATCTCAAACATATAGTCAGTTGAAAACCACAACATAGATATTCCGCTAATCTGTAGAGATAAGCGCCCAGTTGCCCAAAATCCTAGGCCGGTAATGCCTTGCCAGTCTTTTGACAGATACAAAGCACCGCCCCAGCTTGTGACGTCCCATAAAGAAGTATCCCAAGGAGCTGTCCCCGCAGAGCTTAAAAGCAGCGATTGATTCTGCACGTCCTGAAAATCAACATTCAGTGTCAAGATCGGAGTGGTAACTTGGGCGCTTGCCTGAAAAATGGGTCTAGCCATCGTGAAGCGCTTTTGTTGATTTTGTACGTCAAACGTACTGAAAGCAGGTTTTACATCGACTGTGATCGGGATGCCTGCATCACTGGTGCCTGAATCAGCTAAATAGACTTTGGTCGATCCGCCGTAATAAATGTTATCGGCTTGTACTTCCCAGCAGTTCGCGTTCCATGATCTAAAACGTGACCACGCATTAGAAACCCCATTCATCACCCATTGATGCGCGCTTGAATCTTCAATCTCTGGCACATTGATGATTAGTTTGTTTCCAAGCGGGAAGTAGATAGCCTGCCAACCAAAGTTAGCTTGATAGGCTTGGACATCGCTATTGATCGCATTACTGATCTTATATGTTAGGTTTGCACCGGGTTGGGTTCGATCTGTGAGCAATAATTTACTTAAGGGTGAAAGCCCATCGGTGCAAAGAAGGAGTACGTCTGAGGCATATTTACAAATACAACGGCGTCCAACAGGGCGGCCAGTATGAAACATGCCAACAAGTGACCATGTAGAGGCAGAGGAAGGATCATAGCCTTGATATAAGGCAATCTCTCCTTCGCTCGATATAAATGCCGCGTAATCGTTAATTCCTGCGGCGTTATCAATTGTCCAAGTCGCCATCTGCATTAGGTAACCGCCCATCTTGAACAATTGGCCTAATGGTAATTTGGTAAGCGATCCTTGAAATGCGGAAGGTCCTGAATACCAGACGTTAAAAGTATTGTTTTCGATATACCAACAACGTTGTTGATGGACAGTAACAGTAATTAATGTAGTGGCGTTTAGTCCTGAACCTGAAATGGTCGTTGTAGACCAACCGCCAATGGTTTCAACCTTGATGGAAAACCCACTACCCGCGCCGCCCAAGTTTGTATTACTGGCTGATAATGTATTGCCAACGACATAGCCACTCCCAGCAGAAGTGATCGTGACGGACGTTACAGCGCCACCAGACACAACAATCGTTGCTTGTGCGCCTGTTCCAGCGCCGCCAGTTAAGGGAACGACGGTATAAGTACCATTCACATATAACGATCCTCCGGTGAGGGTGTTATAGGTCAATAGTCCGCCTTGTGTGCCGCCATCATAACGAAGCGGGGCGTCGATTCCATTCACGGCTAAAAGAACATTTCCGCCACCAGCATTAAACATCGCATGCTGCCAACGATTAGAGCCTAGTCCTGTTACCGATGCCCCGCCTACTGCGCCCTGTGTGGTGATGTCATAAATCGAGTTATTACTAATCGCGAACAGCTTTTTAGTGACGAAGCCGTTATAGGCCATCACTGTTTCAACGTTAGACGGGAGCCCCGATGCCCATACGGCTGACCCATTGCGAACCTGAACATAGGATGGGGTGCAAAACACGTTATCCGCAATGATCGCGTCAGTTTCTGGCATGCCTGCCAAAGGGTCACGCGCATTCACGCCGCCAACCGGTGCGCCGACTGTGCGAACTTGAATGTTTTGGCCCATATTAATCATGCAGGCCAATTCCCTGCAGGCACAATCACGCCCGGATAAATGTCACTTTGCGCGCCAATCAGATTCAGTCTAGCCTTGCTTCCGTCTCTGCCTGCGGCGGTGTCGATAGCCTGCATATAGGTGTCATAGTCGCCGCCATAATCGAGCTTATTAGCTTTCTTAAAGCGCCAAATGCCGCCCAATACTAAAAGACGCTCGTCCAGTACGCCAATATCCGTATCTACTGTCATTGCAGTCTTCCCCGTTACGCCAGTAGAATCGGTGCACCAGTACTTGCTACACCATTCAAAGTAAATTTGATCACCGGCGGTTGGTGTAGGGAGGAAAATTACTTCATTTCCACGTAGCCGATATTGAATCCATGGCCCCTGCATGAACTGAGCCTTAAGCTGCTGCCATTCTTGAGTGGATTTAGGGCCAAATACAGGGCGGCGCTGAGAACGATTCCACATCGTTTCATTAACGATAAAATTAAAATCAGGGCCGGTTAAAGTGGTAATCGTGCCCTGAACTTCAGTGGCTACAGCGGAGAAGGAAGATTCATGCGTCAGAGACTGCCAGTCATATTTGTCTGACAGCTCTTGGCCTTCTTCATTGATCAACTCAATGATTTGCACAATGCGCGGATCAGTCGAGGTTGCGGCAACAGTGATATTTTGTGCCATCACCCTAACGGAAACTGACCTTGCGATTGTGAGTAGGCTCATGCTGCCTCAGACCTAGGACGACCAGGGCCGCGCTTTTCACTTAACTGAGATTTAAGCTGATCGATCTGAGATTGCAAATTATCAATCGTTGCTTGCTGATTGTCGATTTTCACAGCCTGTTCGGCGATTAACTGCGCATTAATACCTTTGTCCTTACCTTCATTCAACCATGCGCGGGCCATATCACGCAGAGAGCGTCCATCTAACCCAATATTGCCCAAGGCGTTATCAGGAACAGCGGCCAAGTCTTCAATAACGGTATAGCCCATTGCACGAAGTCGTGCATTTTGTTCGGGGCTAATGGCTTGCCAGGTCAGAATCGGCGTGCCTTCACGAGGGATTTCATGGCCCTTTTTCCAGCCTTCATACTGCTTCTCAAAATGTTCAACCCATGCCAGATTGTAATTACCGCGGCTAGCCTCTTCTCGCTTACGGGGAAGCCATTCCTCTACGATATGTTCGCTGGAATCTTTCGATCCGTGCGAAGTGATAATAATAAAGGTAGAACGATTAGGGATGTGAATACCAGCTTTCTTGCTGGCTTCTTCATTGCGACCCCAGTCTTTTTGTTCAAAACGAACATGGGGCATGACTTCTTGACGAATACCAATCATAAAGGGGTGTCCTCTTAAAGAAAGGGGAGCCGAAGCTCCCCGGTTAGTTAGGTCACAATCTGCATGCAAGACGGACGATTCAGGATGCCTGAACTGTAGCCCGTATAAGTACCAGTCAGCGTAATAGAACCCGTTGCGGTAGAGTTCTTGTCGCCAAACGTACCGATAGCAGAACCGGTATAAATGCGCTTACCATCGGGGTCCAAACCTGCTACGACTGTAGAGGCTGGAATACCTGTACCAGACAGGGCCATGCCTAGGAACGCGCCGTCATAGCCCTGGGGGACTAATAGGACGTTGGTTCCGTTAACGGTTTGCGTATTGGCAAATGTCTTCGTGCCCGTTGCCGAGATGCGATGACGAATACCCAATACTTGCTTACCAGTTGCTGTAGCGCCCAAAATACCCGCAGCAGCGACAGCGAGAACGCCATCAGCCGTTACAGTAGCGTTGGTCTTATAAACCGCGCGGCCTGTATGTTGTGCCCAAAAGTAAGTCCCAGATGCAGCAGGGGCCATTGCTACAGCGAATGGGAAGCCCTGAGTAACCGCAGAAGGCAGCAACGCAGCGTTGAAAGTTTCATCCCACATCACAACAGAGCCTTTTAAAATGGCATCATTGGATTTGAGATAAACGAATACACCAGTACCCCAAAATGGATCGACTGCGGTCACTTCCATTCCAAGAGGCTGGCGTTGTGTGGTGTCAGGCGCAAACCAGTCATTAAACGGTTGCGTACCGACTGTAGGGGAAATTGCAGCAAACATAGAGCACCTCTAAAGTTAAATTACTCCGCGCATCTTCGCTGGGGGAGCTATCGAAAAGGCTAAGTGAAGTCAGACGCTTGAGTCCTAATCCAACTTCACCCAGTTGCATTAAAGGCTTACGCCTTCAAAACCCCTTGCAGGGAACGGTTTGAACACAGAAGATTTCCCATCCACAAGCATGGGATCACGACTGCATCTTGGTTAACGGATTTCAGCTCATCCATGATGGTCATATTCGCATCACGATGTACGCCCAGCTCCAGATAATCAGTGTTAATGAAATAGCCGTGAGCAGTAGGAATGCCACCAGATGAATCAAAGAACACGTCTGCATTCTTGTATTTCAGGGTGACAAAGCCAGCATTAGCATCCATTTCTGGATCGCCTCCGGTGCCTACGTAACGCTTCAAGCTGGTCTGTGATTGCTCGAAGAACGTGTAGTAGTCATCCGAGAACACAATCATGTCAGGCTGATCGCTACCACGAGTCAAACGGATGTACAAAGGCAGCATCAAGCTTTCAATGGTCGTTGCACTTGGGGTAATACCTGCGCCACCTTGCAGCGGTGAAGCAGCTGACTGAACGACGTTCTGCCAGAATGGGAAAGTGCTTGAATTGATCTGGCCAACCGTGCCCGTGCCAGCATCGGCAATCATCGCTTGCAGACCATTGATCTGATTGGATGCGGTGCCGTCTGAGTAAAGGTCGGTAGAAAGGCCATTCTTAAACGAGTTCATCGCATTGCGAATCTTGGCCTTAGTGAAATTGATAATACGGGACTCGCCCATATTCGTACGCAATTCCAAACCAGAAGCGGCCACATTCACAGCGACCTGACGCCATGGAAATTCAGCAGCTGTCAGCACGTCAACCGCATTGATGTTCAATGTGTCGAAGCCTGAATAACGCTGATAGGTGGAGTTAGATGCATATTCCAGCGGTTCTACAAGAGAAAGGCCGCCATCTTCCATACGAATGCGACCCTTTTTGGTCAATCGACGGAACAATGCATTGTGTTTAGAAACGTTGTCAGCAACGTCAGATGAATGTTTACGATAAGTGGTAGAAGCAAGTTCAGTCCACGCGGTGAAAATAGATGTAATGCCTGCGGGCATGGTAATACTCCAATAAAGTTACGTGATAAGACCCAGTTCACGTGCTGTATCGGTAATTGTTTCTGCCATTGATCCTGGTTTTGCAGGGGATGGAACGGAAGCTCTACGCGGTACATTCACGCTCGCGGCTCTCTTAGCACTGGCAACTCGGTTCTGGCTCTCAGCCAGTTGCTTCGCTTGGAGTTCCGATTGCTGCTGTCCTTGCAGCGCCGCACGAGTGTCGGGGTTAGCCCAGACGGCGCGGTCATATGCTTGCTCTAAAATCTGTGCATGTGAAAAATGAGGATTGGCTTGCTTGATCTGTGGGATCAATAAAGTCATTTCATTCACCACATCGCCGATGTAGGGACGTAAGGGGTTGCCTGATGCGTCTTTCTCGGCCATCCAGCTATCAGCTACACCTGAAAGCTGTTGCAGCTCTTGCTGTTGGCGCTGTTGTTCTTGTTGCCGCATTTGAGCTAGCAATTGATCAACACGCGGGTCAGTAGACTGCTGCGGCTGTTGCTGCTGGGGCTGACCCTGCTGTGACAGTGGTGATAAATCTATACCAAACTGTTGCGAAAGTCCAATAAGGGTTTGCAACTTCTGCTGCGGCGATCCCATTTGCAAAGCGGTAGCAGTTTGCAAGAAAGCAGACATCGCTTTTTCAGGGCTGCCGTAATTCGATTCAATCACCATGCGATAAGGCTCTGTCACCTTACGCATTTCTGAACCTAGGCGTGCATCAGGAAGCAGTTGAGCTTGCCCGTTCTGGAAATCAGCCTCGCGGCGATGGATTTCAGCGCGAACAGAAGGTGTTAATTTGTCCCATTCTTGCCGGACAAGGGGCTTCCATGTTGAAGGGGGGCGATTGATGTCGCGTTGAATGGCATTGGTCTCGGCCTGTTGTTCGACCTCTCTAACGGCATTTTGGCTGGCTTGTACGGGTTCTTTAGGAGCGGCATTCTGAACACTACCTTTGGTGAATTTTCCCGACTCATCACGCGGCCTCTCTGTTTCACGTGGAACTTCTGCCGTGCCATTATCTGCTTTTACTGTTTCAGTCTCAGCGGTTTCAGCCTCGGCAGTAATAGGGGCCAAATTATCAGGCTCTTCCTTTACTGCGAACTTTTCCTGAATGGCTTTCCAGTCTTCGCCGATCTCTTCATCAATCGTCTTTTCAGCTAGCATGAGGGTTTTCCTATTTAAATTGCCTACGAATTCGTTCCGGGGAGTGCTGCCATACGTCAACGACATGGCGCTCTATTCTTTGATCTTGCTTGCGCTCTTGTTCTTGCCAATGCTGCGCAGCGATCTTTTTCTCTTGTTCTCTGCCCTCATAAGGGCGACAACCTGAGCGCTTAAGGTCTTCACGGCGCGAACTACGGCTAGAGATGACTTTCCCTGTTACAGGAGAGACGTACTCAGGGATATCAAAGTGAATATCAGGGGCGGCCCGTTCTTGGGTATATTGGGTTGGAACTTCTACTAAACGGCCTTCTTCAGGCGACCAGACGTATTTTCGTCTCATAACTTCTCATAAGAGTAAAAGGATAGCTTCTTCATCGTCATCGTCTGATTTAATCAGAACGTCGGCTAATTCCTTAGAAAGTTCGGCTCTTTCGCTGACAGACAGTGTATCTGATTTGACAGCAATTGCTATAGCAGGCTCTTCAATTTCTACCTGACGCTTCTTGAACTCGAATTTAGATGACCAGCCCCCGCCAGCGGGCTGGGCAGGATTAGAGCCAGATATAGGCGGGGAGCCTGAATATGAAATAACCGCATTTTGTCCAGCGTAGTTATAACTCCCTGGTTGACAGGCCAGTACATATGACTTAAGCAGCGATGTGCTCTGTCCTGTTACGGCGTAACTGCCTGCTTGAGCAGTTAGTGTGTAGCCAGTAGCGGCAGGCGTATAGGTAATGGTGGCGCTCTGGCCAGTTATTGAGTATGTCCCATTTTGTGCTGTGAGTAGCTTCGACCTCAGCAAGGTCGCCGATTGCCCCGCATACGAATACGTTCCATTGAGTGCGGTTAATACGCGGCCTGTAACTAGATTCGCGGACTGCCCGGTATAAGTGTAAGTCCCATTACTAGCAACAATAACCTTTGATCTGGTTAATGTTGCCGATTGACCGGTATAAGCATAAGAACCAGCTAGTGCGGTCAGTGTGTATGCATTTACTTGAGCCGCAGAAACGCCCGTAACCTGTATTTTATTAGGTGGTGGTTGGTATCCGGGCTTTCTCCCTGGTGGAGGACTCTTTAAAGCCGCAACAGGAAATGGATTGGCGTCAAATATCCCGGCAACATTCACTACGCCGGTGACACTTTGAGCGACTGAGTTGCCGACTATCTGCGCCGCAAAGCACGCGCTAGACTGGCCGAAGCCAACCATAGTGATAATGTCAGCGATAGCTGTGCCATTAATGTTAATCGTCCATGCGCCTTGCGTATTGTCGTAATAGGCGAAGCGATTAACAGGGTTTAATGATCCTGAGACTCCCTCAGTATTAAATATCGCCTGAATGTTATTGCTAGCATCGACAGTAAGTGCGCCAAACCCACCACGATTTGCTGTACTTAGCGGACTGGCTGAAATCGTATTCAGTGCCCCAGCCGAATCTAAATAGGAGATTTTGACGCCATTAGCAGGGCTGGTGTACATCACATAGGCGCGCGATGTGCCTGTGAATACGCCCATTACACAAGGTACGGTGGTGCCATTATCCGTAGCGAATGCTGTGCCTGCTACGGTAGCTGTAGGGGCCGTCCAGCCGCTAGCCCCCTTGGTAAGTTGCTTGTACCAACAATCATTAAGCGTTCCTGTAGTGGTGACAGCAAGCGTATCGCCTGAGTAAACATGCCCTGCAATAAGAAAGAGGTTTTCTGTAGAGGTCTCTTGAGCTAACCATGCTTGAAACGTATGGTTTGTGCGAATGCCTGTTAAATCTGTGAGATTAATTGCAAGTGTGTCGCTACCTGATCCATCAATCCCTGTAAAACTGGCGCTGCTTGACGGGGTAAGTGTAGAAGACTCAGCGCAGTAATAAACAAAATCCGTAGTGGGCCCGGAAGTGGTGGCATAACCGTAAATATAAGCAAGCCGTTCCGCCCCTCCGAACTTGAATACATAAATACTACCGCGCGGATCAAAGTCACTATTGGTATGGGTAGTGAGGTCAAATGAGGTCGTTACAGAGAAGCCGGTAACATGGCCGCCGCTTCTAGTTAGCGCCCAGCGCGCATACCGGCGGGCATTGGTTATGCCGGTGCTATCGAATAGAAGCGCATGCACAGCCCCGTTTGTAATGTCCTGACAAACGCCCAATAGGCCGTTTTGTACGCCAACATTAACCGTGGCTTTCTTTAGCCAAACATTGCTATTTGCAGCACAAACATACAGAAGGACATTGGTATTGGCAGTGCTATAGACGAATAAGCACCGATCCCCGGTGACACTATCTACAATGCCGTGGTTCTGACCTGCTGACCATGAAAGAGCATCAGAGGCTGGCTTATCAAGCGCTAGAAACTTTTGTACGGTGATCATGTATCACCGCCAAGTTTTACATATAGTTTGGCCACATTCTTATGGCCCTACGTTGCCGCGGATGTCTACTGTGTACCCGCGTAACTGAAATCCATTACTTGCGCTGCTCGTACCCATGGCAAGTAGCAAGTCAAGCGTATTTGCTACCGTACTATCGAATCCTGTCGAAGCAGCTGGGGCGCTATCAGGACCCATTGCAACGCCCGAACCAGCAGAATAATCAGCGCCTGCCGTAGCGCCAGCGGGAACAATCATACGGCCCCAATAAGTGCCCAGTCCGTACATAGTGGCCAAGGTTCCATTGCCTACAGTATCAACGCGCAATAGGATTGAACCACGCAAGGGGATTAATGTGCCGCCAGTAGTGGTTACCTTCATTGCGCCCGAGCTATAAACAGAAGTTGAGCCGACATTAACCGAGAATGTCATGGTATTTCCTGATGCCCAGCTACAGCCGCCCCAGAAATTAATTTCTATCTCGGTCCCTAACTGCAATGAACCCGCTGGCAAAGAGATATATCCGGCAGAGGCCCCGGTAGAGGTCGCGCTCGTTAGTAATGACTTTGCGGTCGTGTAGGTGTTATAGAGCGTGCCACTTGTGGCAATGCTGGCAATGCGTTGGTTAAAGCTCATGACAATATCCTAATTAAGTTGCCTGGAATACGCCGTTAGTGCCATCAAGCGTTACAGTAAATGTCTCACCAGCTGCTACAGATTGTGATGAACCGTAATCCCAATATCCTACGTTCGTGCTAGTAGTAGTATCGACTAAAACAGCATATTGAGCGCTGAACCCTCCACCTGATCCGGTCCACGCGGTAGGGCTTGTTAATACCAGCTTGTATGTACCGCCTGATTGAGTGGCAGAGCTTACCGCCGCTGCATTACCACCAGTCGTATAGCCGCCGCCATTAGCTACCTCAGTGAATGTCCCAGCAGCCTGATTAACTGCGGTAGCGAGCTTTATCACCCATGTGTCAGAGCCTGCGTTAATGCCTTCAAATAGGTTTTCAATGGCTGGAGTGAACTTGTTATATGAAGCTGTGGGCATTACTGAACTCCTACAATCTTACCTGAGTCGTCACGCATAACGCGTTTAGGCTTGTTTAAACTTGAAATCAATTCTTTCATGACTGGAACCAAGTTACTCTCAACCTGCTCATAAGCCGCCACTGTTGGCGCTTCAACCTGTGATTTCTCATGCTGCTGTTGCTTCTCTTGCTTCTGCATTTCCTGTTCGCCCTTGACTTGGGTCATTTGTTGATCATGGGCCTGTTGTTGTTTTTGCATTTCAGCCTGAGCATTAGCCTGAATCTGGGCGACTAAAACCTTTGTCTGGTTATTGGCATCCGCAATCATCTTTTGGACTTCCAACTCAATGGTCTTGATACGTTCTTCAGATTCCATCTTTAATTGCTCTAACTGTGCGGCATGCTCTTTCTCAGCCATGTCTAACTGGGCCTTAGTTTGCAATTCCATGTTGTGACGTTGAGCTTCGAGCTGCTGCTTACTTTGTTCTGTCGCTGCAATAGCTTGATGTTCTGTGACAGAGTTTTGAGCCTCGGCCTGAATCTTCATTGCTGCGATCTTTTCATCAGACTGCGCCTTAATCTGGGCAACTTCCAAACTATGATCAGGCGGGGGCGGGGCAGGTTGAGGCGCTTGCATCTTGTCGAACGCATCTTCTACCGCATTGCCGAGGCGCGCACGACGTATTACCGCCATGACTAGTTCTTTAGCTGCATCAACGGGAAGTGCGCCTGATTGAACAATAGGGCCTAATCCGGTAAGCATTTCAGTGACGCCGCTCATGACCTGAGTCATGCCTGACGCATCACTATCCAGCATGCCTGCAATCGTTGAATCGGTTTCGATATCTACGCGGTACTGTCGTAATACAGGCGAGCGTAAAAGCTGCATCACCTCCTCCCATGCGGGAACCTTCAATATGGAAGGGTCGAAGGGCGGAGGCTGGCCTGATTGTTGTGCCATCTGCATTTGCTGCTGCATGGCTTGCTTTTGTTCCATTGTGGGGAACTTCAAATCAGTCATCTGGGCCAGCGTGTCCTGGTTGAACTTGGATGCAATGACTTGAGCAGCAAGTCGCATCAAATCACGCATGTAACGCTGAACTTCCTTCTGCATGCGCTGTAATCTTACCGAGGCGTATTGAGACTTTAACTCCTGCGCACCATAGGTCTCATTAGCATCCGTAACGCCGCGAATAATGTCCGAAATGCCGGTAAGTTCGTCGATAATCTGCTTTTGCTTGTCTCTTGCTTCGTTGAGCGCAATCAGTACTTTCCCAGCTTGTTCAACAGGCATCCAGCTAATTGCTTTGTCCAATCCGCCAGCATTGGCATATTGTGCTGCGTTCTGTACTGGGATGAGTTCATTATCATCACCCGTAAGTAGAGATGACATTTCAGACAGCTTGCCATCATAGAACCCACGCAATTTAAGGGCGGCTACGATCTTATCGATTCTTGCGGTCAGTCTATCGAGTTCATTAGCCTGTTCTTCATACAGGCGGAACATTGGGATAGGGAGTGTTGACCCGGTATTCTCAATGATCTTGAGCGGCTCAGGACAGGGGAAAAAGCCATCAAAATCTATTGGCGGTGCTCCATCAGGATTATCAATCGGGAATAACAGATGGTCACAAGTATCATTCGTAAAGAACACCTTTGATCCATCTTTATCCCAGAACTCCCAGAACTCAGCGACTTTAGCTGTTTCTTGAGTCGGTTCGCCGGGGCGATTCTCATCACCTTGAGTCGGGGTAGTGAATTTGATTTGTGCTATGGATTCATCGCCAAACTTGGCGGCTGAATCTTTACGGGTCAGTTTATGCCTGAATGCTACCCAAGGAACTTCAGCCCATGTTCTGCCATATCCATGTCTAAAGTCTTCCCAGTCTACGTGCTCAACAATGACCTGTTCATATTCAAGCTTTTCCTCTTTGATCGGCTCTTGGCCTTCCTCAGCCTCCATATCCTGCTGTGCAATCTGGGGGATATAGCGAATACGCGATACGCCACGACCAGGGAGAAGGGTATCTAATACATCATTCTTTGCTGCACAATCGAACTCATAACCGTCCTTGAATACGAATAAGGCCCGCTCCAGAACCTCGCTAACCGCCTTCCCTACAGGATCGCTATCTCTAAACCTGCGCCTAACATCAGGCATTGGGCTAGTATTATAAATAGCAGGGCGGAGTATCTCGGTATTAGACCAGAGAATATTAAATCGGTTACGCTTACGATTCTCACCGGTATAGCGTTCATAAATCTTTTTGGCTTCTTGTCGCCAATTCTTTTCACGCTTATCAGCGATTTGTAACTCACGTTTCCATGTGGAAGCTTCTAGCTTGGCCTTGTTATCGGCCTGCTCAGCTTCTTTGATAGGCCGCTTAGCCATTATGACAATGCAACAACGACAGCTGCTGTGGCAGCATTAATAGTGCCGCCATTCAGCTCAATCGGCAGGATAGTTCCTGCTGGCATAGTCGTCTTGAAATCTACTGGCGTTCCGCCAAGCGTCTTAGCAATGGTGAGCTGCCCAGCTGTGACGATGAGAATCGCTCTACATGTTACTAACGTGGTGTCAGACGGGGTAACTGCGGCGAAATTGGGATAAGTCGCGAAATTAAGTTGCATTATTCCTCCGCCATACGTCTGGCAGTTTGACGCTTGATTAATTCAGCTACGGTTAGCTGATGCTCAAAGCGCGGAGGGCTATCCTTCGGCTTATCTCTAGTGATCGGACGTGACATACAGCCATAACGAAGCGCATCAGCTGCATGGTCTTCGCTGTCTGTATCAACATCCTCAGGCATATTAGGATCGTGCTGCAACGCAGGCAACGTACGAATCAAATTAGTACAGGTGCTAAATACATATAGCTGTGGAATGCCATCATCCCCGACCAGCCGCTGTCTAACTTGATCCCAGCCGCCCATTGCTCCGACCTTAGCCGTGCGCTTATTATCAGCCCTTCTCCAGTTATTGTCTAGCCTCTCTGCTATTGAAGGACCTCCGTCTTCCGTAAATGCAGCCGGGTCTAGTACTGCATCAGTCATTTTCTCTTCAGGCTTCGATAAATCCATCTCAGGCCATGTCTCTGGCTTGGTTAAATCTTTAGGTGATTGGCCACGCTCTACTAGCCTTATTCCCCTTCCTACTGTCACCGAATCCATCTTTAAACCAGTATTGGGAGTGCCGTTCCATCCATACCATTCACGGTAAACAACCAAAGCCCCGCGTGGGATATCGGTATTGTCTCCATCGCTAACCGCAAACCACAGCACACAGAACGGCTTTGCAGAGCCCCAGTCCATCGCCCTAAACCGTGCCCAATGCTCTGGAATCTCAAATGGCCTCAATATATGCCGTTCAGTAAACTCAGGGAAATAAGCCCCTTCAATAACAGACCAATCGCCCTCTTTAATCGCTCGTACAAACTGTTTTGATCCCGCCCCTTCTAGTCTTGCTTCATAGGTTGGATCGTTGGCAATTCCGATTTTGTTATCTCTAAGTCTGGCTTTAATAAAGACTCGCCGCATATTCGAGCCATCCTCTGCATGGAATATATGGCTCCCCATTGGATACTCGTCGATTTTGAAATGAGCACGAACCCATTGGTGCCCTGGTCCTCCAGGGTTCGCTGACGCGCGTATTCGCTTATTTGGTATTGCAACTGCGGCTCCTCTTAATCGTGCTTTCATGCGATTGTAAGGCGTAGGAGACGCCCATAGCGCGAGTTCGTCCCATCCTATCCATGTATAGGCGTGCCCCCAGTAAAGCATCCAATCATCGTCAGAGTCCATATGACGCATTTTAAGCGTCGCCCCATTGGGCCATGTCCATGTCTTGGTTTGATTAGACCAATGCACCCCGGGGAACCAAGGCGGATAGACCTCTTTACTACGGCTGATCAGGTCCTCTAATTCTGGGTAGGACTTACGAAATAAAATGCCATGCCAATGCTTACCATACGATCTTGGTACATCTTGAGCAAAGTCGCCCAATAGATAATCTGATTTACCGCCATAGACGGCACCGCCATAAAGCAGTTCGTCAATGAGGTCGTGCTGTATCGCCGTTAGTTGCGGCCCCGGCTGCGCTCTCCAAGGAGTCACTTTGCCGCTGCTCGACGGGGATTGGCTGGGCTGCATATTGTCCAATGGTGCCTTGTACGGTCATGTCAGTTGCTGCTAAATCAGGCAAGCGCTTCTTAATCAGTCCAAGCGCAGCTGTCACTTGAGCTGGTGATAGTTCAATTTCTCCCATTACAAATGAATTCAACCGGTTAATGAGCTGACTTGTCCTTATTTTGGCCTTTACTTCTTCCTCATGGAAAAGGCGTTTTCTAGCTGCCACGTCGATTCCTCGCAAATGCTTCTCTATCTATCTTTGGTGCACCACAGCCATAACATTTATCACGCTTGTCTGGTGAGCCTGAATCGCCACAATATCTGCAAATGGTCTTACGTACAGTGATGGATTCTAGGATTCTGTCTTCTTTGAGATATCCAAGAGCTCCAATATTCGCTGCGGCCTTACTCATCTTGATAAGCCTCTAACTCTATTCGCTGTATAGGCAGCTTATATTTGTTGTTCTGCTGGATGCAGTCGTTATTGACGCAATGCACAATAATATGCTCGGCTTCAAAGAAATGCTGTTCGCCTATCATGCCATGTCCGCAGGTGCCGCATCTTACTACTGGGTAATCAATTATTACTTTCACTGAGCCTCTACGACTGTTCCAGCTTTAATAGCTGCCTGTAGGCGTGATTTTACGCGCTTATAAGGTGGGCGTCCAGTTTTGTAGTCTTCCCAGCTATGGTAAAGGATTCCATTAATCCTAGTGGTAACCCAGACGCATTTAGCCTTACCGAAATTAACTATTTTCTGCTTCATAAAAAGACCCGGCTGTTACACCGGGCTAAGTCATCCTGCCATATTCGGGAGAGGGTTCTTATGGCAAGGCGCGCCGACCGGTAACAACCAATCCAAAGCGCTAAAAATGGTTGCTCTATGCGCAAAATAGAGCGAATTTGGGCTGCGTTTACTCAGTCTCTCCCGATGTCACTAGTTGAACTGTTTCAGCATGCATTTGGGCCGCCCGTCTAGTCACTGCCCTAGGTCGCAAAAGTCCCGATGGTTAACCGCCGCGGCGCGAGGGAGATTCATTTTTACCAAAATGCTCATGTAAAGGCAAGGATTATCCTACGCTATATGGCTGGATAGAAAGCGGGATTTCATACCATTTGAAGCCACAATTATTACAAGTTCTTTCCATTTTATCTGGAATCTCTATAGGAAGACGACCATGACCGCCATATTCCTTTGGTAGCCATCTGGTTGCACACATCCCGCAGCCGCATTTCTCGCACTTTGATTCTGAATCATATTTTTTCATTTTAGGTCTCTCCGTTATCTGGTGGTGCTGGTATCCAATGAGTTGGCATAGGGTCATCGTCCCAACCTAAAAACCCGTCTTCATGCCCCATACAAAAGCAGTCATTTTTTGTCACCCATCCATACATGTAGACTAGCTCATCGTTTCCATCTTCAACCGGGTTGCCGGGATACTCTCCCCACCTAGCAATGGGAGCATGGTCCCACCCATCTCGGTAAATAAATATGTCAGTCCCATCTCTCGGCGCTGTCTCTATTTTTTGCCACATCACTTCATTCCCCTCACTGTTAAAAAGCTGGAGCCTGCAAAACCTATATACTCGTGCCGCGCTTAACTAGTATGGCGATCACTGCAAAGGATACAGATTTCACAGGCTCACAAACCTAATTCATTGCATCTACCGCACTCCATGCGCAAAACGCCTCTTTACGTGATTTGTAAGCTACACCAGCGAGAATATAGTACATCTCACCACGGATGATCTTAAAGGTGATTTTTGGTTTCATAAATTCTCCGAGTTAAGCTTTTCGATGAATGCTTTGCGATCTTTATGCCATTTTTCGATGGCGCGACCATCATGCTCTGTATCTAGCAACGCCTTTGCATAGGCTAATCGGGCTTCGAGTGATTTAATGCGCATTTCTCCATTTTGCTGGAACATCTCTGGCAGGTCTTCTAGTTTCATTTTACACCCGGCCGCTTAACATTAATAAACTGATTCATGCAGCGGTCAAACTTTACATCGGCATGACTCTTTTCAGCTTTAAGCTGGGATTGCAGCTCTGTGATCTGGTTCATATTTGTTTCCCGATCTTCACGCATTCTTATATGTGCGGCTATCGCTAGTAATAGTGCTGCGGCAGCAACAACAAATAAGAAAAACTCCCCTATATCATGATCTGTATCATTGCTCATTTTGTTAGAGCCTCGTATTTTCCAACTAATTCCATGCCTCTTTTGTAATAATCGGTATTTACGCGTATCTCATGATACAAAACGTCTGCCAAAAGCTTTGACATGTCTTTGCACAGCTCGCGAAGCTGGTCTAGTTCTGAAACCGAAACGTCAGTCATTGGTAACTTTGAATAAAATGCTTGTACTGGGCTCATATGCTTTGTTTCTCTCTATTGGGCTTTGCCGATCTTTTTAAGCTCTTTCCATGAAGACGCCCTTAGCTTTTTAAGAAAATCGAAATCATCTTTAGATTGCGGCTGAACGTTACCGTATCGCATACAAACGATACGAGGCTGAATAACCAGAAAAGTTACAGATGGATTATCATCTTTCTCCGCCTCTTCGATAGTCCCGTATGATCCATGAATTCCAGAAGTGCTAAACAGGCATAGATTATATTCGTTTGCCTCTCCATCGGGGAAAAGCTGCCTAAGGCCCTTCATTGAAAGGTCGTCATCCTTAGTGCCGAAAATATTGTAATGCGCTCCTGACTTATTATAAGAAGACTTCCATACCTCTGTTTCTGATGGCTCAAACATTGGTCCGCTTAACATACATTCTCTCCCAGAGTGGTTTTAGTGTTCTATTGGTGCAAATCTTTTATAAGCTTTCAACAAATACTTCTTGGTGATAAACCCAGCAGACAATATTGTTTCTTGCCTAAACTTATCACGCCGATAATAAAACCTTGCCATCTTTGCATCTGCATAATCCGTATCGATCTTTATCACCGATTCATCATCCCTGATCCAATATCCCGCCATACTCATGCGGCTTTCCGTGTGAAATACATTTTCCACTTCTTAGCTTGCCTGGTTGCAATTGCACGGCTTGAAGCGCTGCCACTATGTACCAATGTTGTATCGCAATAATGACCGCGGCTATCAGGAGTTTCGCGATTAGTTAATTTATGGATGGTGTATGCAAAGCCGGTTTCGGTCTTTGTGGTATGCCAAGAATAAATTACGTTGCTCATTTCCGTCTCCAGTTATTTAGTGGTTATGCTTGCGCTTCAAAACCGTTTAACTTTGCAATATTCACAATCTCAATTGCCGCACTATCCGCATTCCATTTCTTTGGAGCATGCATTACGGCATATTTAACAGGATGCCTGATTGCGTCAGAATGAGACATGCCACGCTTTAAATAAAGCACGTATTCTTGTGCGGCTCTCTCTATTCTGTTCATGTTCCGCTCCCGCGCTGTTACTGTGGGTGATACTTTAACGAAGGCAAGGCGGTTTGTCTACTAGGTACTAACCGAAATATTGCGAACTGCTTCACGTTTTGCACGTCTGGCCTCACCTGACTTAATCCCGGCCTGTTTGTAATGCTCGCTGGATCGGCGTTTCTGTTGCCCCTTCTTGCTGCCGCCAATCTTCCCGCCTTCGCTCCACTTTCTTTGCAATTCTTCGATGTTTATCTGTTTCATTGCTCAATTATACACGAACGGGGTTGTGTTCTGTTGGGAATTATGGATAATAGCTGCCATTACAGCGAATCTTTCTGCCGAAGTTTGTAGACTGATTCCAGAGACAAGCGCATTTAAGAGCTTCCGGACTTACTTGCGCTTTCTTTTAAGAGATAAGTTTCTGATATTGGAATAATCCTAACGCCAGGATAGTTTTCCTTAAATGCCTCGACCATATTGTCAGGCACAATGAAGGTATGAGGGTAATCTGGTGCCGCCGCATAGGTATCTACCAATCTTTGAATAATCGCGTTCATGTCAACCATTTACCGGCTCCTGTAGTGCGTTTAAAGCCTCTTTAACCCAGCCTATAGCCTCTCCAGACTCAATATGCTGCGCTGTAACGCGAAATGGCCTATACCCTGCCAGTATGAGCAGATTAGCCTTTACGCAGTCCCTAGTGATTCCTATGCCGGTAGAATGACCTCCCTTAACCCATACTGCGCCTTCACAATCAACTGTGATATCTGGCTTGATGAAAAAGTCTACCCGGAACTTACGTCCGGGAATCAAGGTAGCTTCACGCACAAACTCGATCTTTTCAGCGCGCAGGTGGAGGGCGAGCAGTTCTTCAAGCTTGCTCATGCTGGGTTAAGATCTTCTGGGCTCCAGCCATCCGCCCCGCCATCCTCCCAGTTATCAGCAATTGTTACATTGATAATCTGCCGACAATTATCCCAATTTATTCCAGTAACTATATATTCCTCTGGCCAATCGCCAGCATATTCGTGTGAAGAATCAACCTTCACCATCATACCGACCTCTAAGGGTCTGCCATGCACGAATACAAACATTTTTAATTCATCTGTGCCATTCATTTTCGGCTCCAAACATGTGACTTGTCTCTCTTCCATCCTTGGCTTTTGAGTTCGTTTTCGGTGAGGCACATTCGAAGCGTTGGCGTTGCTTGCGTGCGATGTAGGTGAAATTGATCAACTGCATAGAACGATTTGCAAAAGGGACAGAACGTACACTGAGCTGGCTTCATTCTGATTTCTTAAAGTCTTCAGATGGGCAAAACCAATCGTCTTTAATTATATGGCCGATTGAATGAACGCCATTATGCTCTGCTCTAACACGGATGGATTTCCCAGGTAAATCACTCCACTCGGTAACGCCTGCTATCTCCATGCAGCGCCAAATAAAATGTCCTGCTGGTGATTCTAATGTGTGATGCTTAAAGCTCTTTGGCAAATATAGAGAATACCCGCCGAATCCTTGACCACTACCACCATAGTCTAAAGTTAGCCATGCAGATAAAAGTCCGTGATCATCTGATGTAATTCTAGCAGATTCAATAATTGCGTTTTGCTCTTTCATTTCGTTCTCCAAACTATATGTTTCGGCTCTTCCACTATCGCTAAAGGCGGCTCTGTTGAGATTTCAATCTCTTCCCAAATAGAGCCGTATTCGTTACGTACTTTTCTGATAACAGCATAATCGCCTAGGTGAGAGGACTTAATTGTTTCTTTTAGAATCTCTTCACTCATTTTTTTGTTTTCTTCCCACAAGTACATTCAAATGCAACTAATTCAATTTTATGAGCACTAGAGAGCTTGGCTATTTTGCCGCAGTTAGTGCAGGTTAATGTCTGTTCCGTTTCATCTCTCTCACCGGGTGGAGGGATTATAATTGATTCAATTGCATCAGCCCATTCATCCCTATCCATGCCATCGGGGCTAATTTCATCATATGGTGGCTTATGCCGTAAAAACTTAACGCACTCCGCCAGACGCTGTGAAAGCTCTATTGTTTCTACTGTTTTCATCGAATCACCAATTCTGCACTGTCGACAGTGCCATACTGCTCAATAAATTCTACTGCCTTCATGGTTGCCTCTGATGGAGTTTCTCCAGTAAAGAACTGCTGCGTATCGTTGAATATAAACTCACACACCCATGTGTTGTTATCAGTTCTTCTAACGTCTAGTTTGAGCTTATTGCTCATTTCAATTCCTCCAGATATTTACGTGCTTGCTCTATCATCCACTCAGCGTCGCAAACTCGGTCGAGCTTTTCATCGTATGACTGCCCCTTCTCGGCAATCTCTACCAGCAGCTCTATTGCTTTTATTGCCTTCCTAATTGGCACCGTATCATCACCAGTAAGGGCTATTTCATCGCTAATATGCGTCAACTCAGCTATCAGCGCTTGTGCTTTTTTCATTTCTATTTACCTTCGTCTTGAATGTCTTTTAACTTGTCACACTTCGCAGTGCCGTCATTACCCCATTGTCCCGTATGTATTTCTAGAGTAATGGGAACATCACAAGCTCTTTGCAGCCCCTTTAATGCATTGGTAAATTCATCCCCGCGATTGCTACAGCCAGTAAGTAAAATCAAAATTACAAATAACCTTTTCATCGCATTACCATCAATTGAAAATATAACACCCTAGGCTTATCGTGTGTTTCCCACATCTTTATTTATGCTTGACTTGGCCTTCCTTTCTCGCCATTTATTTCTAAGCACGTCTGGAAATATAAATCTGTATTCTTTGACTTGATAAGCAATATCATTGATTAGTTCTGCTGTTTGTTTGTCTTCACAAAACCAATGTGCCGCCGTTTCTAGCGAACCGGCAATGCGATCACTGCATTCTCCTGCGTATTTCTGCCTCAGCTTGTCATCAATTGTTTCATAGCCAACACGATAAAGGCCATACATTACAATCACCAATATCAGTGCACAAATTATCAGCCCTAAATATTGAAAAAATATCATCTCCCGCTCCTGCTGTTAAATCGCTATGATTTTGCCATCTTCTTTAATGCGTCAAAGTCTATCACTCTAGTTGTTTTGACTGATGTAATCTCCCAGTTTTTGACGCGAGTCTTGAAAGATTCAACGCTATCAATAGATCGTCTTTCGATAGGGCAGCCAATTGCTTTTGCGTTTGCCAATGCTTCTTGCCAGCGAATATCAATCTCTTTCCCTTGTTTAGGAATCGCAATCGTAGACCACTTATTCACCATTTGAATGCGAACTACGTTACGGAATTTCATTTGCCATGAAAGACAAGTAAGCGGTTCACCATAAGTTGGAGAGCGTTTGTTGTTATCACGCTGGTTAGTAGCCCATTCAACAAAAGCATCAACTGTTCTTTGTTCGTCAAGCTGAGGATATTCTCTCTCTAGCCATGCTTTAGTGGATTCTGATAGAGAGAAGTTATCAGGGATTGTATGAGGTAAGAGTTTCATTTCTTTTTCTCAGCTATGCAGATAGTATCGTTATGCGCTCCACCATGGCAGCAAAGCATTATTTCAATCAATTCAAATCCCCTTCCCTTGCCCATCCCTACAGTGTTCCAGCCGAATGAAAGCACAATTGCACCAGGAGCAAGTACCGGCATCAATGCATCGCGTACGCGCTTGTATAATAGCGCTGACTGTGTTTCCTTCATGCCAACTTCCATGCCAATTGACTTGTAACATTCACTGATCTGGCGCGGGCTATAAGGCGGATCGAATAGCACTAAATCGGCCTTAACTTTTGAATCAGCAAGCCCATGCAAAAACATTTCTGCATCCATATGGTACTGTGCGGTAGTTTCAGGGTTTAGATCATTGGTATAAGTAGCCCAATCCTTGTTACGCGCGAACGGATCAATTGAGCAAACTGATTTTTCCATGTATCGCTGCACAAATTCCCCAATTGGCTTAACGCTAAAAGTGTCATGATTTGGCATTGCCCAAGTCCTGCTGAATTTCATTGCTTGCGCTGCGCATGCTTCGTAATACTCTGAAAGGTCTTTGTAATATTGCCTAAGCGCACGCTCGTAACCACGTTCATCAGTGCTTCCATAGTGTGCTTTTGGATATGAGGCTGGATAGCGGAAATCTTCTATATCAGGCATCTTTGGCTTGACCGCATTATCTGACTCTCCGCCACTTAAATCCGCCTCTTCCCACATTCCTGGTAATTCATTCATGATTGTCTCCAGATAGTTCGCATTTCGCTAACCTGTAATCAGGATGCAAGCGGTAAGCTTTCTCGTCTGGTTACATTCGCAGGATGGCATTTATCTTCAAAATCGATATGGGCGACGTTGCAATTATGACGGCGGCACCAAATCTGTAACCCCTGCTTTGTGAAACCGACCTCGTTCATTCCCCAGTCTTTCGGAGAAATACCTTTCGGCCTTTCTTCTAAGCACTTCACACAATGCAGATAACTTGTAATCGATAGTTCATTTGAAATTTTTCTAGCCATAAATCACCTTTATTTAGAGAATAAAACATCTATGAGCCTTGGGACGCCCCACTATTCTGAATCTGTGCCGATGCATAGCTCTTGTCTGTTATCGTCATCCTTTCACCTCCTGGTACTAGGACAGTCCCCACCAGCAGTTCTGCACTACGGGCTTGCGTCTCAAAAAACGTTTTTGACCCCCGTTTCGGCACAGGAATCAACCTACGGCTCACATAGGTGACAAAAGCAGCTACTTTTCTGGCGGACCCCGATAGCAAACGGGTACGACTACGCGCGCCTTGGCGGGTTACAAGGCGTGCAGACTGATAGAAGGGGTTGCGGCTAGGGCAGGATGCCATTAGAATTTGGCTATCCGGGTGACTAGTGCTTTTAGTTACCTTCAGGGCAGTCGAGGTTAGCGCCTCGCAACACTGAGCCGCTTCAACAGCGGCTTTTTGTTTTATATCACTGTCAGTTATTCCTGACAAGCGAAATGTGCGTTGGCTGATTGTCATGGCTGGCGAATCAGGACTCGAACCTGAATTAGCGATGTCAAAGACCGCTGTCCTACCATTAGACGATTCGCCAATATTGGAGCGGCATGAGAGATTTGAACTCTCGACCCTATGGATGGAAGCCATATGCTCTACCACTGAGCTAATGCCGCGTAACCGACTCCCATAAACAGAACCGCAAATACTAGCATTCTGATTGCTGCTTGTTTATTTGACTCATTATCATCTGTGGCGATGAGAACAAACCAGATCATAAATAGGATTATTTCACACACTACAAAATTAAACTTACTCATCTCAACACCTTTTCTGGTTACAAGCTAAAGGGAGGGTTAGTTGGCTCTTCCATATCGTCATCTTCTACATCTGACCAGTAACCGCCTGCGCCTTCGCAATCGTCGCATATGTGCCACTGCTAAATAGTTACATTCCATCCGCATTCTCCATCGCAGGTTTTACAAACAATGAATTTCTTATCGCTCATATCAATACCTATTGGTGAAATCTTAGTTTGATGAATCTAATTTTTCCGCGATGTGCACCAGAAGTGCCTCAATAGAAGCTAATCTATATACAGAGACAGCCTGCATACCGGCTTCCTGTCTTCCTCGATATCCCTCCCTTATGCGGTCTAAATTACTGTCCCATTCTTTTGGATCACATATCGGGCAATTGCATTTGTTGTCGCTCATAATCTTCCTATAGTATTATAGAGTTGAGGGTTTACGAATCCATTGATTCTCAACTTCATTAAATCTTATGCATTTTTCCTTATAATCATCATAGTAATATAGCTTTTCTGAATCATGAATAACGCCAGTTATTTCATGTAAAGAGCCATCAGTCGTTAGGCTGATAACATCGCCAATTTCAAAACTCATTTTATCGCTCATGATTTTCTCTTGTCTTGTGGGTTAAGTTCGGATAGGGCTTTGGTTAGCCAGTCACGCAGGGCAATAGCTTCATCACGATTAGCTATGCAGATTTCTGTGTTGCTATCTTCAATATATAATGCGCCATTATCACCAACACATGCCGCCAATTTATTAATGATCAATTGGTCTACATAGTTAAAATATGACTCACTCATCCCCGCTCTCCTGTGTCGGTTGCAGCGATGTCGGCTAGGGCTTTACATGCAATCTCATGCGCTTGATCGTCGCAGTGGTTATCTATCTCCTTCAACGCTTCAATCGCCCGCTCTGCTCGTGCTTCGTGATACTTAGAAAGAGCATCAAAATATTCTAATAGCTCCTGCTTGCGCGAGATTGACGACTGAAACAGATACCCCTCTCTGAGCTTAGGCTTTGGTGGAATGTTACTCATGGCTTTCTCCCGAAGCGCCATATGGCGCAATTGCAGTCGAGGACTGCTGTTTAATGGCAGCGTCGAAATCATGAAGCCATTCTTCAAAGCGTCCGCCGGTTTGTAATTCTGACCACGGAGCAATATCGCCATTCAGATGTAATCCGCTTACTCCATAAGGTTCATTGATCAATGAAGCTACCGCGCCCAGTCCTTTCTGTTTTAGCGTCACATCTTGCTCCAGCTCTTTAACTCGCTGCTCTAGCTCTGCTATTTTTGCCCGCGCCTGTCTCAACGCTAATTCTTGCTGTTGTGCCGTTATGGCAAACGAGAATGTTGGCTCAATATCGTCACTCATGGCGTATTCCTCGGGTCTATGTTTGGATCAGCAAAGAACACGTCTACTATCTCAGCGGCTTTGTTTAATGGCTGGCCGTGAGCGTCATGATTAGAGCACTCTTTACACGCATCTAGCGCTCTCTCAAACCAATACTTGTAATAACACAATAGATCACGCTGATAGTTGTAGTGATCTACAGGGACATGGAGTACAGCATCACGGCTGGTAGTTTCGGGTTGTGGCTTTTTCATTTACTGCTCCAGCTAAAATATACACAATCTTCTTTCAGCTCTTCCCGGCGATTAATGAAGCCATGCGTAGGCATAGGAAGACTTCCAGATGTTGCCCAGCGCTTAGAGGCTGGCAATTTTGGAATTACAACCTCATATGTGCATCGGCCATCACCAGATGGGTGAAGCTTGCCAGCTGATGTCTTTTTCCATTCTGCATATTTGCAATATGTGCAGTTTTTCATCATTCCCACCTTAAGCTTAGTCGAATGTCATTAATGCCTCTATCCTTACCTGTAGCAATGCTGCTTTCATGGCGAACAGCAATGCCTACCTTGTATCTATTTACATTCCATTGGTAACCCAACATGACGCTAGCATAGGGGTTTTTCGTATAGTTAACATCGTACATGCGCCACATATTGAGCTTATAAGGCTTATTATCAATAGTGATATCGCAGTCTGGAAGCTGTGACAGCTGTTGACGTGCGCTTAATGCTACTTCAGCGAATGGCCCTGCATAGGCAGAGGCTGCCAGTAGGGATAGTAGAAGTATTCGTTTGATCATTTCTTTCTCCTTTTTAAATGTGGGTTATCATCATAACCATGCTTAACTAGCGATATGAAAGGCTCTCCCCTGCCACGCTTCATATTGCATGGAACGCATACAGGATCAACAATTAAAGGCTGCCTATAATCTCTATGGTCGTATTGCATAGCCTGATCGCCGCAATCGGCGCATTTTAATGTTTTGGCATTCGGCAACTCTCCGCGCCTAATGGCTAGGCCAACCTTCCCAGTAGCCCGACTAATAATCCTAGAATAATAAACATAGCATGTTGGGCATTTTCCGCCTGATTTCCTAGTTGCCGCCTTCTTGCTAATCCATCTCTTTTTCCCGCATAGTCCGCATGCAACATGGACCCTGCATTCGCTAGGAACATTCGTATATTGACAAAGTTCCATATATTCAATCCATGAATTGATCTCTCCCCAGCTCTTCGGAGGAGCTAACTCCATAAACCATTCATATATTGTTCTCATCTCTTAACCTTTAACAGTTTTTCCAGTGTTGGAATGCTTGGCAGACTTTTCCCTTTACGGATACTCCATAAGGTGCGCTCGGCAACCTTTGATTTATATGCAATGGCAGCTATCTGCTTTGTGTTACACGATTCTAGCCACGTGCGAAGCTCTTGTATTTGTTTCAGCATGGGATAACTCTAGCAGATCAAAATAGTTGTTGCAAGCTGTTTCAGTATGCAGTAGAGTTCGCTAACCAACTAGGAGATAGTCATGAAAGAAATAATTGGAATAGCAGCGATATTGGTAGTATTACTATTAGTTGTAATTTGCTTTGGATTTGGACGATCATCTGTTGTTCATGATTGTCAACACTTGGGGCGATTCTATGAAGATCAAAAGGTGTATGAATGCAAGGAGCAGAAATGAACGTATTTGAACAAGCACAAGTCCGCTTACTCATCAACCTGCGTGCTGTGGGAAGACCTAAATATGATAATAGACGGCTGGGTAATCAGATGGACTGGATCGTTGATAACTTCACTGCTGCAAAGCGTTACTATCATGCGCTCGGTGAAGTGCTAGATAATCAGTGGGACAAAGAGGCTACTGCATTCTGTAAATGTCAGTACGATCAACAAGTGTTAGCAAGAGAAAACAAGAGACTGGAGGCGGTATGATCGTTTACAAAGATTGGGAATCATTGAAAAAGCGGAAGGGTAAATTCTCTGGGCATGATCGCTATTACTATCAAGGATTTTTCTTGCTTGGAATATTCCCGCTTTATATCCGCAGGTATTATAAAGGGCCAACAGAATGAAAGATCGTAAAGACCACTCCCCCGACTTCACTGCTCCAGATGACGAACGCCCTCAGTTCAGTACGCTGCCATTTGAGAAGCAGCAAGAGATTATTTGTGATATTGCTAGGGAACGTCCTTTGCATTATCACTATTGCACTACCGAAGCCATCTCCCAAATGAAACCAGATAGCACTGTAAGCGACCTGCTCAATTACATTGCGAGATGCATAGCTAACAATTACGAGCAAGAGGAGTGGACAATATGACAATTTCACAACATCACAAAAATATATTACAGGCCATGATTGATGATAAGTTTATAGAACTTCAATCAAGTAATGGAAAGTGGGTTACATCGCGTTATCAGGATGCATATAAATTCCTTCAAGATGGGCTATTTGAAAGAATTCGCATCAAGCCAGAACCAAAGCGGTTGTATAGCAAAATGGGGGATGATCGCTATATTGCATTTGGCGCCCCCATGGAGGGCGATACGCATTACATCGACATCCTTGACGGCGATATCGTCGGGTTTGGCAAGGTGGAGAAATAATATGGAGCCAGAAATCCTTAACGACATCGACCTGCGAAACAAAGAGAACTACGAAGCATGGCGCAGGAAGTGGCTAGAGCATACTGAAACCAAGTGCGGGGAGTGGGTTCAGTATAAAGAGAATCCTGTTTTTGAAGTTCCAGCATACCTGCGTAATTTAGGTGCGTTATGAACTGGTATCAACAGCAAGAACAGAGTAGACAGCAATTGGAAGAGATGCTTCGCAAAATGGAAGGCGAAGTCGAGCAAGGGCGAGTGATTAGGAAAAACGCTTTACAGCAAATTATTGAAACTGAAAAGGTAATGAAACATGAAATTCGGACAAATGAAACCTCCTTCTAAATACTTAACCAAAGAAGACGCAGACCCAAAGAAACTGGTAACGATTCGTAAGTTCGCGATGGAGACCATTGAAGGCCGCGGCAAGGCAGATGACAAATGGGTTGTTTATTTCAATGAATTTGAAAAAGGAATGGTACTAAATCCAACCAATCAAAAGCTAATGTTGATGGCACTTGGACTTACTGCGGATTCAGACACTAATGATGCTATCGGTAAAAAGATCGTGATCTTCAATGATCCGTCCGTGCAAGACCTTAACGGCGAGTTGGTGGGGGGTATTCGTATTCGCAAATATAACCCATCTCCAAATGCTCAGCCGACGCAATCCGCGCCGCCACCTACTGAGCCAACGTTTGACGATGATATTCCATTCTAACTAACAATGGCCGGGGACTGATACCCGGCTTTCTGGAGACAACATGCTTCCTTCACTTTACACCATTGCGACTGAATACCAGTCCCTTCAAGCGCTCGACATTGAGAACATGGACGAGGAATCGTTTCAGGCCGCATTAGAAGCCCTGCAAGGCGATCTAACTGCCAAGGCCACTAATGTCATTGCCTACCAAAAGAACGTACAGGCGTTCGCTGATGCGATTAGGACGGCAGCTGAGAACCTTGCAGATCGTGCCAAGATCGTACAGAACAAAGCCGATAGCCTACATGACTATATCAAGCGCTCTATGGACGCCGCTGGCATCACCAAGCTGGAGGGGGTTGAGTTTGTCGCCCGCATCCAAAACAACCCGCCAGCCGTCATTATAGACGCTGGTGCAGTGGTTCCTGACGAGTTCATGACAATCCCGCCACAGCCCGAACCTTACCCGAACAAAACCGCTTTGAAAGACGCACTAAAAGCTGGCAAGGTCATTGATGGGGTGCGGTTAGAGCAGAAAACAAGGCTCGTCATCAAATGACCGAAATCTGCTTTATCCGACACCCGCGTTTCCTTCTGCCCGCCGATGACATGGCGCTGGACGTGTTCAATACATGGAAGCTTGGAGCAGTGATTAATGCGGATTATAAGCAAATGCGCAATGGGGCGTATTTCCGTAAGTGGTGGGCAATGGTCAATTTCGCTTATGAATATTGGGCTGATACGTGCGAGCCGATAGAATACAAGGGCAAGCCTATCCAGCCGAACCTAGATCGATTCAGGCGAGACTTGACCATATTGGCAGGCCATTATGTACCCGTCTGGAACATCAAGGGAGAGATGCGTATAGAGCCTGAATCATTGAAGTGGTCGAGCATGTCAGAAGAACGATTTGACAAGCTTTATCAAAGTACATTTTTTTATCTATTGCGTGAAGTGTTTAACGGCAAGCGAGCGATAAAGATGTCAGAGTCACAGCTATCGCATGCGCTGGAATCATTGGAGCAATTTGGATGAGCTACACAAAGGCAGACGAGGCCCGCATTGATAAGTTTAGAAAGATAGGTTGCATTGTTAGTCATATCTATTTTGGCGAGTACGAAGATTATGATGTGCATCACATTACCAGTGGTGGTAGGCGCATGGGCAACCAATACACAATACCACTTTCGCCTTGGTTGCATCGTGGAGTGGTTAAAACTGGACTGAGCGAAGATGAATGTAACGAGCTATTCGGCCCATCGCTGGCGCATAGCAAAAAGGCTTTCATCGCAAGATTTGGAACTGAGTTAGAGCTACTTGCCCGTGTAAATGAATTAATAGGTGAAAAATGAAACTGCTCGAAATGACTTTATTGTTTCCGTTTATGGTTATTGGATTTATATGCCATCGTATTTATCAAGCTTGGCGTGTAGGTAAGGAATTTTCAAAATATTTGGAGCTGTTATGAACAAAGATAAATTTATAGAATATTCACTAGCCATTAAGGACTGCGTAAGAGCTGCGCCGGTACAACAGTTTGTTGCTGATATTGCAGACGAAGCCGCCGACTTCCTCGCATCCCTCTCCGACATGGGGGATGAGCCTGATGATCGGGAAACAGACGCAGTGGTAATGAATGACGATGAAGAGCCTATTGTTGTTCGGTGTGTAGCGAGAGCAAACCGAGATTGGTACATTAAACAGCTAGCAGCAACGAAGCTTCAATTAGAAGAGGCTTGCGAGACTAGTTACAATGCAAGTGCCTCATGGCTTGAAGCAAAGCGACAGCTAGCAGCAACGAAGCTGGAGCTTGAGGAATTGCATGCTGAAAATATGTGTGATGCCTGTGGCGGTAATGGGAATCCAGTTAGCGGATTTCCATGTATGTGCGGCGGCTCTGGAAAAGCCTCTGATGCCGTTCAGCACTTACGCAAAGAGCTAGACGAGGCGAAGCGCAGGATTGCTGATTTGAGCGATCAGGTTTATGTATCGAATAATGATCCAGCCTATAAGGTGACTATTAGAGACAATGCTGGCACGTACGATTATGAGAAAGGCAGAGGCCAACCAAAGCAACCGGCGGTGCTTACGCCTGAGCAGTTTGATGAATTAGAAGGCGCTTTATGGGCGGCGCTCAGAAAAGATAGTGCTGCATTGGCTAGCTTTATTAAACGCCTTGAAAAGCTCTTGGTGAAGCCATGACCCACTACCCTAACCAAGAATCTAGCTCTGATGAATGGCGACGTGAAATTGATCATCTAGACGATAGAGACCCTGATGGGTTTTATTATCTAGGTAAGTATAACCCTGACTGGGTTGGATGTTTAGAGCCAAAAGAGGTGAAAGATGAAAAGCGAGTCATCTGTTTGCCTATCGAAAGCTAGATACTCAACAAAGATAGATGCCGCTGTCAGCGCCATTAGATATGGCATAAGGGCTAGACGTAATCTGTATTATTACAAGTGCCCTAGGTGTGGCGGGTATCATTTAACAAAGAAAGTAAGGTATTAAAATGAAATGTACTGCGTGCGGTAAGAAAGCTGGATGTATTGACTCAAGAGAGCGAGAGCATTCACGATGGAGAAGATATTCTTGTGAATGCGGATTCAGGTTCAATACACTAGAGATGGTTGAGAATATTGATAACTTGGATGACATATCTGATCTAGCAAAAAATGCAAGAATGGATAAGACGAGGCGTAAATGGATTGAAGTTGGAAAAACTCTTGCCAAGAAAGAAATTAGAGATTTACTGAATATTGGAGACAACTAATATGATTGAGCAAAAGTTCAATGAAGAAAAGCAGAGTATTGCAGCAGAGCGTGCAAGGGAATTACGGGAGTGTGCTCACAAGAAAAAAGTGAAGCCGAAAAAGAATAGTCGTAACTGGTGTAATCAGGGGTTTAGAAAATGAGTAAGTTCAAAAGGCCAAGGGTTTCGATTGAAAAGCTTAAGGAGCTTCTCTCATATGATCCTGATACTGGGCTTTTTATTTGGAAAATATCCAAGGGGAAAGGATACGCAGGAAATGTCGCTGGTAATCAGAACTCTCTCGGCTATCTTGAGACCTCCATAGGAGGAACTCATTATCTTTTGCATCGGTTGGCATGGTTTTATGTGTATGAAAAATGGCCGGATCAAGATATTGATCACATCAACGGCATTAAATCTGATAATCGCATTTCCAATTTAAGAGACGTTAGCAAAAGCGTTAACAGGCAAAATCTTAAAAAACCGGTTGCTGGAAATTCTTCAGGAATGCTTGGGGTAATGGCTATTGGAAATAAATTTAGAGCGCAGATTGGCATTGATGGGAAACCTACATATTTAGGTCATTTCAATACGCCAGATGAAGCGCATCAAGTCTATCTTGAAGCTAAACGCAAACACCATGAGGGAAATACCCTATGACTACTTGGGCTGAAGATCGCGAATCGCCTGTAACCGCGACTCTAAGCAGGGGGCATATAGAATCTGATACTGAAGGGCTGTGTCGTGAACTATTCCACTTTTTGGCAAGTCAGGAAGTTGGTCAGGCTTACCGGCACAAGGCTCGAAGTAAGAAGCAGGTATCTGGATATAGACTTCCTTCACTACAGGAGTTGGGACTTGATGCTCTACAACTTGACGCTCTGCGCAAGCAGCTAATACTAAACAAGCTGGGATAATCAATGCGTAGCGCATGGGTCTATTTCCTCTCTCCACTTCTGGCACGACGGAGTATTCTGGTGAGACATTATCTTAAGAAGATCGGCATTATGCTGCTTAACGGCTTTGGCTATTTGGTCGGCATATTCATTGGCCTGTGCCTCGGCCCTTTCCTTGGCCTCTTTGTTCTGGCGTGCAGCTTCCTCCTGTGCCTCTATAGTTGCCTTCGCGGCCTTATTCGCTTCGTCAGTAATACGAAGGGCGCATTTAGAGCCGACTAGACAATTTACTTCTGCGTCTAGTTCGGCGGTAAGCAAGGCTACTTGTTTCTTAGCCTCCTGCCCTGTGCGGTATTGATAAATCAAATACCCCATAATCGCAGCTATTACGACATAAGCACCGATACGAAAATAACTCAATCCGAATATCATTGCTCACCAGCCGGTTTATGGGTTTCACTATCGTTATCGATCATATTAATCCAGCACAACAACAGATAGAGCAGTAGCAAGAATGCTCCTACTGATATGCAAATAATTTTAACCATGTGCCACATTGTCAACCTTTGATCAGTTTTGCCACAGTTGGAGTAACCCAAGCAAGCATATATGCTCCGAAAAACCCTTCTGTGAGCTTGTCCATTAGCGTCAGGTGTATAATAACCCAAGTGGTCATTAGAAATGCGCCTAACATCACTACAGCGGCTTTTGAGACCTTACCATCTTCGCCTATTAACAGGTCATCTAGGTTAACCTTGCTGTCTGGGTCTTTGTCACGTTTGAACATGACGCGAACAATGAACAGCAGAATAGATAGCAGAGCTACTGTCATCACGACTTTAAAATAAGGATGAGTCATGATTCAAATAGCTCCCGCTCTTGTGCGCGACGCTTTACTAGTCCAAGCAATACTTTCCCTTTCTGATAGATAAATCTGTCAAACTCAGCCGCCGCAGCCTTGAAATCACCCGCATTCAGATATTTCAATAAGTGTGACGTGGAAAGGTTTCCGACCCCTTCGTTATACGTGAAGCTAACGAGGGCATCGTACATGTTTTGATTGATCCCAGCAGTGACATAGTGATTGACACCATTAGCAGCCTCTTGAGTGTCCTCAATGAGCCATTCATCAGCCTTTTGAATCGTGCAGGTGTCAAATTCCTTTACTCCTTTTGTGTGTCCCCAGCCAATTGTCCAGACATCATTAGGGGTGGGTTTAAACGCGGTTAGGCGCAGCTTCTCCCACTCCTTGATTAGATTGTAACAGTTCTCGCCAGGGGTCATTTCATGCCCAGCTTCGACTTAATCCAGTTCCAAGCCTTACTTGCCATTGATTTGATGATAATTACTCCGCCGCCTGGCATAAGTCACCTCTTACAGTTGGATAGAGAGTTTTGAAGCCCATACGCTTGAATGAGGTCATGATCCGACTTCACTTGTGCAGCTAATGGGGCGAATGTCAATGTTTCAAAGTCATGCAGATTTGACATTGCCAAATCTGATTGCTGCTCTTTGTGGTGCCATTGTGTCCATAATGCAGCGCCTTCAATCACAGCCAATGCCATGAATAACCCTAGCAGGAAGTCGGTATGCTCCTTGACGAACTTCTTGATAACAGTAACCGAACTTCCATTGTCTGCGTTAACACTATCATCAACATTAACGCCGGGATTCTCTGACCAATCAATACGCTTGCGATTGTTCATTTGTGGAACCACGCTATTAACCAGCTTCCTATCATTGCGAGAAATCCAGCTATTCCAACCAGTACAGTTTTGGCTCCTACTACTTTATCTCGATCACCAGTAATTCCGCTTACCACAGATTTTTGATTGTTAAGGTCTATCTTCAGCTCTGTAACCTGATCTTTTAAATTAGCCAGATTCGCATTGATACTCGCAAGACTAATAGTGGTTTCTCTCATGAACTCGTATTGATCACGAGGCATTTTCACCATATCAGGATCGCGCGTGTCCGGCATCATTTGCTTATCTCTGCAAGGGATATAGGCTCGCTCATAGATTGCCTTCGCTAGTCCATGTGCCGGGTGTTCCAGCTGTTGTACATCTCCATCCTTTTGCGCCGCCAATGGTAGCAGTCCGACGGATAACCGCATCTCCTACTGCCCATGTTCCACTTGCTGGCGCTGCGTCTAATAAATGGAAAGTAATAAAACCTCCACTATTATTCATCGTTGCGCCAAAGTAATTCGTCTCATCAAGTGTGCAGTCTGTTCCAGAAAGCGTTATTGATCCGGTTGAATTCGATCTGAATACATTCCCAGCGCCTCTTAGTTTGGTGATATTAGAGGCGTATAAAGGGTCTGATAGATTGCTTACGAATGTATTTCCAGTCATTGCCACATGTGTCATGTAATTTATTGCAGCAGCTCTCTTGCTTGCTGCGCTGACATACACATTATTTCCAGTAATAGTATATTCTTCGTGAGCGCCAGTTGATGTTCTGTCAATTGTAATACCGTCGCCTGCGGTTGACTCTATTGTGTTCCCAATAACTGCAATTCTTAGCATTGTTGGGATAGTTCCGAACACAGCTGTGGATAGGAAATATATCGCCGTTCCAGGTCCTGAGTGGCGGCAAGTATTATGAGATACGGAGCTATATCGGCAATCTGTCATCACAATGCAAGAATCATTGCTTGCAGACGTTTGATCGTTCTGACAGTCGTTATTTTCAATCTTTATTCCAAAGTAACCGCTAGACGTACCCCTAATGCATGGCCCTTTTAGAGAGTGAACTTGGTTATTTGAAACCGTAATAGGAGCAGTGCTAACTCCTTGAGTAATACTTGCAGTCAAGCAAGACATCGCCAAGGTAGAAAAGTCAGTGGTGTTGACGCAACAATTGTAAATCTGATTGTTGGTGCATATTGCACCACCAGCACCTTGCAGATATATGCCAGCACCAGAAGCGCCGCCAATAGCAGAGCCTAGAATTCCACTAACAACATTGCCGGAAATATTAGTTTTGCAGTCGAACCCAGCAGGTGTTCCGGTGGTCGTCGTATATAGCAGAATTCCGTATGCTCTCTTTGCAATAACAACATTATCACATACGTTGTTTCCTATCGGCTGCTTACCAACG